TTCCAATTTTTTCACCATTTTCAAGGGCGAGTCGAAAACCATCGAGTTTGATGACGAAACCGTCGAGGTTGTTCTCCGGGACAACCAAGAAGATTTCGAGATCGAATTCCCGCCCAATGTTTACACTGATGCGTCGCTATCCGATAACGTGCTCGGCAAGCCGATCCCTCTATGTTTTGGCGAGGTCAGGAATATAGAGCCGGTGCTCATCGACTCGACTAATCGGGTGTATCAGGTAAATGACGGCAAAATAAATGCAGTCTCGGCGGTATATCAGGCAGGTGTCGCGCTTAATTTGACGTCAAATTATACGGTGGACTTGAATGCCGGAAAAATCACGCTGGTCGCAGCGGCGACAGGGGTTATCACGGCGGATGTCCAGGGATATGTTGACAGCGGCAGCAGTTACCATACCAGCGCGGGAGACATCGCCAGGGAAATCGTCACGACTTATGGCGGTCTCACCGATCCCGGCGACCTAGATACGGCATCTCTGACCGCGCTGAACACCGCCAACAATTCGACGGTCGGGATATATGTCGAAAAATCGACAACCATCCTCAAGGTTTTGGACGAGCTGGCAAATAGCGTCGGGGCGTTCTACGGCTTCAACCGATCCGGTAAATTTGAAATGACTCGTCTGGAGCTGGCGAGCGGCACCGCTGACGCCGATTTTGATCTGACTAACATCATCGAGGTGCAGCGGCAGTCGTCGGCGACCCCGAATCACCGGGTCCGAGTCGGCTATGACAAAAACTACAAGGTAATGAGCGAGAGCGATTTCGGGGCGTCGGTCACGACCGCGCAGCGCGATTACCTAGTGCGCGATATGCTGTTCGAGTCGGACAACACGGCCAGCATCCGCACTATTTACCCCAATTCGGAGGAGCTGGTCATCGAGGCGCTTTTCGCAGCTTCCAGCGCCGCCAGCACCGAGGCGACGCGACTGCTGGCCCTGTATGGCTCTCAGAGAGACTTTTACAGGATCAGGGTTAAGACTCAACCCTATACGCTAAAGCTGAATGATGTCGTACAGATCGCGTTTGATCGGTATAATCTGACCAGCGGTAAAAAGTTTCGCGTTATCACGATCACCGAGGACGCGGCATCGAACGAGGTCGAGCTGGAGCTATGGGGCTAGATGGCTGAGAAAATCATCATATCGTCCGACAACTATGTCGATGACGCTTCGACGCTGACCGCTGATTCGGCGGCAGCGACTCTGCCGGTCACGAACCTCCAGGATATTCAGATCGTGAAGGTCTGGCGGACTAACAGCGCGACGTCGGCGGAGATTAACATCGATCTCGGCTCTCAGAAGATCATGGATTTTTTCGCGCTGATCGCTCACAACTTAACGACGTCCGCGACCGTTCGCTGGCGGCTGTCAAATGATAACTTTAGCTCGACGCTGTACGATTCCGGCACCCTGGACGCCTGGGCGCCGGTTGAGCAGTTCGGCGGATCGCCCTGGGGCGTGTTTACTTGGGGAGGGCTGCCATCTTCGAGCATCATCAGCTTGTATAACGCCAGCACATTTGCCCTGCTGCCAAGCGCGCAAATCGCCAGATATATCAGGCTGAACATTGCCGATTCGACCAATTCGGCGGGATACCTAGAGGCCGGGCGCTTAATTGTCGGCCCGGCTTATCAGCCGACGATCAACTACGCTAACGGCGTGTCGCTTGAGTTTGTCGATGATTCCCGAGTGACCAAATCCCGAGGAGGCCAGGTGTTTGTCGATGAGGTGCGGAAGTATCGACGCATCACGTTTGATTTGATCCACCTGCCAGAGTCGGAAATATTCAACAATGTTTTCAACAACATCGACCGGGTGAAAGGGGTGTCGAAAGATGTTCTAGTCATTCCTCAGCCGAGTGATTCGGCGACCTGGCTGACGCAAAACATATACGGGCGGCTGGCTGCGATTGGCGCCATACAAAACACCACGCTCTCGCGATATAGTCGCACGATGACAATAGAGGAAATAATCTGATGGCCTTCCCAGTAACTTTAAACAGCGTCACTTATACGCTGGCGAATTTCGAGGGTTTAAACTACGTCGAGGGGTTCCCGAATGCGCTTTCGGATTTTGTGACCGAAGCCGGGACAAAGGTGACTGCTGCGGGAACGAGCGCGACCGCTGCGGCGACCAGCGCAACAGCATCGGCGACTAGCGCGACCGCTTCCGCGACTAGCGCAACCGCTGCGGCAGCGTCGGCAACGAGCGCGGCGGCGTCACTCGATGCAATCGAAGGGTTTTACCTGGGCGCTGCGGCGAGCGATCCAACGGCCGACCTTAATGGCGCCACGCTCACCGCTGGAGATTGGTATTTCAATACTGGATCCAACGCGCTGAAAGTGTATAGCGGCTCGGCATTCATTACGTTCAGCGCGTTGACGTTCGACGTCGTTGACGACACGACCCCGCAGCTTGGCGGCAACCTCGATTTTAACGGCAATACTGCGACGTCATTCGCGTCGACCGGCATCGATGATAATGCCGACGCTATCGCTTTAACCATCAATACTGACGAAGACATAAGTGTCGGCTCCACTGCCAACCATAGCAGCGCCAGGCTCGTTATCAATAGGGCGCCGCCGACCGCATTCGGCAGCCCGATGCTCCAGGTCGGTCAGGAAGCATTCGTTGGTAATGGTTATTACGCTGTCGGGCTGGGCTATACGGGCAGCGGCTATACTGAGCCGCCAGCAGAAATTGCCGCTGTTAGCACATCGTCATCTGGTGGAACGACGGCTGATATCGTTTTCGGCACTCGAAGCGTGACAACGAACACCGCCGTCACGGAGCGGATGCGGATAATCTCGACCGGCGTCGTTCAGTTCGACAATGGAATTTCTGAGCAGTACAACGCCGTCACTTCCAGCTCCAACGCCACGACGGTCGACCTTCACGCCGGCACTAATTTCAGTCATACGCTATCTGAGAACACGACCTTCACGTTCAGCAACCCGGCAGCAAGCGGCAGGGTTTCGTCGTTCACTTTAAAGGTGGTGCAGGATGCCAGCGCGTCGGGTTACACACTGACCTGGCCGGCGTCGGTCGATTGGGCGGCTGCTACCGCTCCAACCCTCACGGCTACCGCCAACGCCGTCGATTATTTTGTATTTATCACGCATGACGGTGGGACAAATTATTACGGCTTTACTGCTGGGCAGGGGCTAGGATGAGTAATTCCGCGCTAAAACTACTGTCGGCGTCGGGTGCTGGTGGTGTTTCCGTTGACGATGTATTTTCAACGACTTTGTATGAAGGCACTGCCGCTACTCAAACCATTGCTAATGGGATTGACCTTTCTGGCGAAGGCGGTTTAGTTTGGATTAAAAATAGAGATAATACTGGTGGATCTGGTTATCACTTTTGGTTTGACACTGCGAGAAGCCCAACAAATTCAGATGCCATGTATTTTTTGCGTTCTGATTCTAATGTTGCTCAGGAAACTCTCTATTATAGCGGCTCCAATCGGGACTTTGCGGGCTGGGCATCTAATGGATTTACTTTGGGTTCGCCTTATGCTCTTCCCTCAAGCTCATTAAATGGCTCAAGTGAAGATGAGTTTTGTTCTTGGACATTCCGCAAGCAACCGGGGTTTTTTGATGTTGTAACGTATACAGGGAATGGCTCTGCTAGAACAATAAGCCATAATCTTGGTTCTGTTCCGGGTATGATTATAGTTAAAAGAATAGACTCAAGTGGTGATTGGCAGGTATATCACAGAAGTAATACTGCAAGTCCTGAGACAGATTACCTTGTTCTAAATGATGGTGCGATAACAGCAGACTCTAATACTAGGTGGAACGATACCGCACCTACTAGCTCCGTATTTTCAGTAGGAACAGAGGCAACTGTAAATGCGTCTAGCGCCACATATGTAGCCTACTTATTTGCACACGATGCCCAAGATTTTGGAGGACAGTCAATTATCAAGTGCGGTTCTTATGGCCCCGGCAATGAATCACTGGATGGTCCTGAGGTTACTTTGGGATGGGAACCACAGTGGCTATTAACTAAGGCATACAGCCCCGCCGGGGGTCCGTCTCATGCTGGGCCTTGGTGTATAACAGACAATGTGCGTGGTGTAGTTACCAACGGAAATGATAAGGTTTTACGTGCGAATATAAGTAACAGTGAATTTGCGGTTGAGGTAGTTAATTTTACCTCTACGGGATTCAAAATCCGCTCGTATTATTCTTATATGAACCAGAACCCTCTAAATTATATTTATGTCGCTATCGCAAAAGGATCATAACTCATGTCACAGTATCGCATCAGATCAACGGGGGAGGTTAAAACTCAAGGCCAAATCCGCAGTATGCATCCAAATGTTTCACTCCCTAAAGCTTGGGGTGCAAACGTACACGAATCATTAGGTATTGATCCTGTAGCCTCTACAAGCGCTCCAGCACCATCCTCTGTTTATAAAAAAGTATCTTTAAACGGCGTCGTTCAAGACTCTGAGGGAAACTGGCAGCAAGCGTGGTCCGAAGAGGACATGAGTGCGGATGAAAAAACGGCACATGACGCATCAACGGCTTTACGAGAAAGAGAAAATCGTGACAATCTGCTGAAGGCTACAGACCACTGCGGGTTATCCGATGTAACCATGACAGATGCGATGACGACATACCGCCAGGCGCTGCGCGACGTTCCGCAGCAGGACGGATTCCCCAGCACGATCATCTGGCCGACCAAGCCCTAACCTCGAGGCTCCTCGATGATCGATGTCATAGCAGCGGCGACCGCAGCGACGAAAGCGTATGCCGGGGTCCGCGCGTTCATCGAGGCGGGGAAGGGCATCGAGGATACTTTCCAGGTCGTCGCGCGCTGGCAAGGTCATGCGAGTGACATCCTTTATGCGAGTCAGCGCCAGGAAAAGCGCGCCAACCCGTTCAAGAAATTAGTTTTCTCTGAATCGGCGGAGGCCGAGGGAACGCGCATTTTCGCTGCGCGGAAAAAGGTGACGCAGCAGCGATCCGAGTTGATAACCATGATCACCTATGCCTACGGAAACGAGGGCATCGAAATGTGGCGCGAATGCGTCAAGGAAGTCACCGAGCAACGCAAGCGCGAAATTTACGCGCAGCAGGACGCTCGGGACACCATGATTAAATCGTTCTGGATCGTCGTCCTAGTGGCTGTTGCTGCCGGGCTAATCGGTCTGATTTTTGATGCAGTAGCAACTAAAGGAGCATAATCCATGAAAGCAATCGCGGCATTTTTGGCGGTGTTTGTATCTAGCGCAGCGGCGCAAACCGTAATTAATTACGAGGACGGCTCGACCTATACCCTATCAGAACATCAAGAGGTCTATATCAGCACGCCTCGAAGCGCGCTTTTTAAACGTCGGATATACGCAAACAAGAACACTTATTTCATCGCGCAACCACCCTGGTCGCAGCGTGATTATGTGCAGCAGCCGACCGACGGGATGGAGGTCGGATCACATGAGTGGTGCAAGGTCTATATCCCGTGGTCCGAGGGGCTGACTTTTAATATGCAGGCGTGGAATCGGTATTGCGACACGAATGGCGACGGCGTATATGACGAGATGGATGACCCTTGGAATGAGTGATCGTCTTGAGGGATTGCTGGTTGCGTCGGCTTGGATGATGCTGATCCCGATTCTATTTGTGATCGGGCTTGCCATCGGCATCTCGATGCTGATGTGATTTCATGCTCGAGCTGATACAATCGGCAAAACTCACGGGGGTTAAATAATGGACGAGACCACGAAAACGATGGTCGACGCGGCGAGTGTTGCCACAATGCTTGGAACGCTCGGCTCGATCCTTCCGCCCCTGGCGGCATTGTTCACAATTGTCTGGACCGGGATTCGGATCTATGAAACCGAAACGGTCCAAAACCTTGTCAAAAAGATAGCCGATGGCAAGGATCAATCTGACGACTGAGGGGGACGTATGTCGTTACTTGGGAACCTGTTCGGGTCGGGAGATGCGGCGGGGAGTGTCATCGAAAAGACATTCGGGCTAATCGACAAATCCTTTTATACCAAACAAGAGCAAGGCGAGGCGTTGATGAAAGCCGAGGCCGACGCTCGCCAGATGACAATCAAATGGCTCGAATCGACCAGCGGCTCCAGGCTCGCCAGGCGCGTCATAGCATTCGCGATCACCGGGGTCTGGCTTTTCATGTTTCTGGCGGCGACTGTAAGCTCTCTGGCTGCAATTTGGGTCAGTGATGTCGCGGCGGGCAAGCTCGCCGACAGCACCGTGATACTCGATGGCCGAATCGACACAATGACCCCGGCGGTGATGCTGATTCTGGGCTTTTATTTTGCGGCGCCTTATATGGGCGACTTGGCGAAGGGGGCGCTCCAGAAATTCGGATCGAATCAAAAATGACAGCCGGCGTCGACTTCAAGATCCTCACAAAATGGCTAGAGCTTGATGAGGGCTGCAAGCTAAAACCTTATTATTGCACCGCCGGGAAGCTAACTATCGGCGTCGGTCGCAACCTCGAGGACACCGGGGTCACGAAAGCCGAGGCGCAATTCATGCTCGAGGGCGATATTGTGCGGCTGATGAAAGAGCTGGATGAAATGTTTCCCGAGTGGCGCGACCTATCCGAAACCCGGCAAATGGTGGTGTTGAATATGTGTTTCAACATGGGGACGTTCGGCTTTCTCAACTTCAAGCGCACGATCTCATATATCCGCGCTGAGGAGTTCACAAAGGCCGCTGACGAGATGCTCCGCTCCCAATGGGCCGATCAGGTAGGGGATCGAGCGAAACGTCTCTCGGAGGCAATGAGAGAGGATAAACCGCCGGTTTGATCGGGTCAGCTCCAGAAGCCCGCATTCTGGGGGCCGCGTATTTTCACACTGGGAAGCTCTGCCAAGCCGGACATCTGGCGCCTCGGTACACATCAAATCGGAATTGCTCGACTTGCGTCGCGCTCAAACGCGCCACGATGAGCCAGCAAGAGCGCGCGGAGCTTCGCGCCTATTGGCGGGAATATGACGTTCAGCGCGGCTCTCGCGTCGAATACTGGCGCGAACATTACCGTCAGAATGCCAGGTATCTCTATGCTTCTCGGTACGTTCGTCCGAAATATCGAAAAACGCATCGACGCTCGAAGCATAGGCGCCGGCTTTACATTGAGCAGGCGAACATACTGCGCGAGAATGGTCTGATCCAGGCGGAGATTGAGACGTTTTATAGTCAGGCGAGAGAGGTGACTGCCGAGACCGGAGTCGCGCACTCAGTCGATCACATTGTCCCGCTGCGCGGCGATATGGTTTGCGGGCTTCATGTCCCCTGGAATATGCAAATTTTGACGTCTCGAGAAAATTCGTCGAAGGGGAACCGCTGGGATGATCAAACTCGAAACAGAACAGGGGGATTTATACATTCGCTCGGGTGAGATCCTGATGCTATTGCCGGAGCGCGGTCGACCTGGTTGCTCGATGATATACACCCAACTCTTTCCCGAAGGTCTATCGATAGACATGACCCCAGAAGAAATATATACCGTGGTTCTCGAAGATGAGGGCTGGGAAATCGAAATGATCGAGGAGTACGAAGTCGACGCCGACGAGGGCGAAGAGCATTTCTAAAAAAGGCCGCTGTCGTTAGATCAGCGGCCAAACCTTTAGGAGTGGTTTGACCCCGAAAAGGGAGAACGGGGTCGACTAAATAGTACTCTTCACGACCAGCGATTTCAATCGAATCACTCGCGCCTCTTTCGCGGCAACAACGCGCTCCGGTTGCGCTTTGTAATTCCTCACCGGCCATTCGACCCGGTAGGGTCCAGCCTGGCCGAGAGTGGCGTCACCCATCGCCGTCATGATCTTAACCTCCAGCTCCTCGACTTCCTCGTTCAACTGTCGGCGGTGATCTCGCAACAGCTCGAGATGGTAGATGTCATTCTCGAGGCCATTCAGTTCGACCGGAATTTCGTTTTTTTCTGCCGGCGCGATCACCGCGTCGTCGACATTAACCGGCGGATAATAATCATGGTCGAAGACTCGGTTCCGAAAGTCGATGCAGATCTCCGCGATCTCGGCTTGGATGTCTGGGTCCGCGCGCATGATTGTGATGCGCCGCTCAATCCCGCGATGCAGGGTAATAATGATTCCGGCGCTGGCGCCGCACGCCATCATTTGCGCCTGGAGCTGGATGGGTCCGCGATACAGCGGGATCTCATCGGTCGGCAGCGCGGTCGTCACCTTGCACTCGATGGGGATTTTTCCCTCGAGCGTAATCTGATTGGCGCCGACGATATCGATTAACGAGCTGGACTCGATGACCAGCGGCTCATCGATGACCGCAATGCCATCGCATGAAACCTCGAAATCCTCGAGCTTGATAACCGCCGGTGATTGCTGGACCTGGTCGATCCCCAGCACTTCACAGACGTTTGAGATCAGCACCGGCTCGAGTAGATTGCCGACGACCCCAGGCTCCCCGATGTCGAATTCTCGATGTTCTCCGGCCATCGCTTGAATCGATTTTCGCAGTTCATCGTTCGGCGTCGACCAAGGATGACCGACCCCATGCTTCCAGCAATAAAGGACCGGGATCCGCGATCCCGACATTTTGGTGTTATCTGATAATTTTCCGACCATTTTTCAATCTCCACAAAAACACGATATTGTTTCATCTCCAGCTAAATCGAGCTGGCCTTGTTCTCTGGCTATGATTTGCATCTGCTCATAAGTGGGGCGGTCAGCGCGCCAGCGATTACCAACGCCATTGTTGCCGATTCGGTCAGTTATGATTTGCTCCATACTCGCCCACCAATCAGCGCGCTCTGGCTCTTCCTCAATCAGCGACGCGATGAGAGTCGAGCCTTTTAGATAACAAAGGTCACAGTTGCCGTGAGGCGTTTCGCCGCGAATATTCGGTAAGCCAAGATCAAAAGACTGCTCCGCCCAAAACGCAGATACGGTTTCTTTTGTCACGCCAGCCGACACTAGCGGCCTGCGATGCGGCTCTATCTTGGCGGCTCGACGTTGCTCATCAGCCCTAATACCAATAACGCTCAACCGCTCGCCTTCTGCAAGCGATCCTGTAATGCCAATGGATAGCAGATAAGCAGAAATAGGCACTATTTTTAGCTTGCCGGTACACCACCGCTGGGCCGGGTTTGGTAACTTCCCGTATCGTTGAATCACTTCCTCGAATGGCTCGCCCTGTCTCGAGGCAGTTTCAAAGCTAACGACCGTAAAATTGTCTTTCCCAGCGCCCCTATCTCGATACTCAAGCCAAACAATCGGAACGTCCCAGCGCTCGCCGCAATCCCGAACAAATTCCAATGTTTCCT